ACTATACTCAGTTCTAGCAGCCAATACAGTTGCGTCATCTCCCATTAATTTCATCCATCCTTTTAGTTGGTCATAATTAGAAGTTGCGTCATCACCACCCCAAGCTAATCTTACAACATCTTGAGAAATTCCTTTAGTCGCTCTGTTTACGATAGCTTCAGCTAATAGAGTTCCCTCTACATTCATAACATCAGCTCCACTTCTATATAATTCTTCAATATAAGTTCCGAAAAACTCATCAGTACACTGCTCTAAAGCAACTCTCATTCTACCAGCAGTGATAACTTTGTCATCAATGTTAAATTGAGTAGAACCAGATGTCGCGCTACAACCTGTGTATTTGTTTACAATTTTAGTTAAAGCCGCAGAAGTGTAAACATTCATTTTATGTTTTACATTAGGAATAACTCTATAGTTACTCATAATATCATCACTTCTGAATACTGGCTCATAAAATAATTCATTTAGTTGCGCTCCACTATAAGTAGCCGCTATACTATTGTTTGCTACATTTGCCATTTTTTTTCTTTTTTTTAATTATTAAATTTTAATTTCATTCTGTTTGCCATTGCATTATAGAAAGATGCATTTGGGTCTACAGAAACCTTTTCCTCTACTATTAGAGGGTCTTTTTCTGTTTCTACCTTAGTTCCCGTAGCGTCAGCTTTGTTTACTAAAGTATTCAACTCTTCATTCTCTGTAGTTAGATTAGATACACTGTCATTTAAGTCAGAGATAACTGAATCTTTCTCAGATAATAAAGTTTCCAATTCTGTAATCTTATTTTCAAACGAAGAAAGTTTGTTTGAGATTTCTTCATTATCAATTAAGTTTACATTGATATCAGTTTCTACAGTTTCTTCAGTTGTAGTTCCTTTTACAGAATTTACAATTTCATCAACTTTAGCACTGAACCAAGATTTTAAATCTTCTGTCATTGTCTTACTTTTTTGATTATTTAATTGATTTATAATTTCCTTTTCTGTCTTGTTCTTAAATTTAGAAATGTCAAAACTAGCAGCTACCTTAATAGCATCTGACACTCTATCAATAAAACCATACTCCAAGGCCTCTTCAGCATTAAACCAAGTTTCTTCATCCATCATAGATTTTATAGTCACTAAGTTCAATCCTGTTTTCTTTTCATATACATTAGCAATTTCATCGCTAAGTTTGTCTAATAGTTCAGCTGTCTTTCTCATATCTCCAGCTTCTCCCATAGTCTTACCCCACGCGTTATGTATCATAAGTAAAGAATTTTCAGACATAATTACTTCGTCTGCTGCTAATGGTATAACACTTCCCATACTAGCAGCTATTCCTTCAATATAAGCTGTTACTTTACCCTGATATTTTTTTAGTGTGTTGTAAATAGCCATACCATCAAAGATTTCACCACCAACACTATTAATGTGTAAGTAAATATCTTTTCCGTCTAGTTGTTTTATTTCATTCACAAAATCAATAGCTGTAACACCATAACTACCAATCTCGTCATATAAATAAATGTCAGCATATTTTTCTTTATGCTTTGCATTTATTGAATACCAAGTTTGTTTATTATTTTTCATAATTACAAAAATAATTTTATTAAACAATCATTTTACGAAAAAAATGGAAAAAAGATTATCCTCTAATGTTATTAGATATTTTTGACTTCTCTCTCTCCTTGTAAACTATGTTTTGTGCTGTCCTTTCAGTTATATCATATTTTATAGATAAGTCCATAAAACTATGAGTTCTATTACCGTCATTAGTTACAAGTAGTTTGTCAAAATCTTTTATTACCATATAGTTTCTTAACCTCTTTGGGTCTATCATACCTCTCTCAATAAGATGAGATACAATGTCTTTTGCCGTTGGTTCATCACCAAACCTTAAAGATAATTCTAAATTTAGAGTTTCTATAAACTCTGAAACTATCTTTACTTTATTTTTTCTTTGAGCCACTTTTTTTAGTTTTAGGTTTTGATACAGGTTTTTTCCATTCATCTATCATCATACCCCAAAACTTAATTACAGCATTTCTACAAGATGTACAATTAATATCTTGTTTTTGTTGTGGAAATAAATTATGCCACTCTCTAAACATATACTCTACAGATTCTGGTTTATGTTGTGAAAACTGAGAATTGTAAGTTTTGTTTATGTCATATACATAACATATATCCTCTCTTACTTGTTGTGTTACTTTTTTAGAAACTTCTTCTATATTCATATTATAATTTATTGGTTAGTTCACCCATTTACCTAAAGGACACTCACCATAAAAATCTTTTGACAACTTAGATTTAGCTTGTAGAAAACATTTACATTTTCCACACCTTGCTCCCCAATCCCATTTAGGTTTTTTTAACATTAAAAAGTTGCGGTAGAAATTACAACCTTTACATATATCTAATCTTTCTTTTTGTACTTTTTTATCAACAAACATTTCTTTATATCTTTTTATTTTAAAAACTAGCTTCTGATTCTATTGTTTTTACAGAGTTTTGTGTAGATGTAATATCTGCCTCTACAACAGTTACTCTACCACCACTTGACATTATTGATTGTCCCATAACATCAAATTGTGTTTGTGCAAATGAAGGACTGTTGGCTATACCACCATCAGCAAACTTTGTACCACCACCAGCTGCGTTCATAGCTGATAATTGACTTCTAAACATTGATGTACTTCTTTTATTTATAACAGCTTCTCCACCCTCTAATTCTACTACTCTACCACCTACAGCAAACTTCTCTCCTCCGTTAGTATGTGAATTTCCATATACCATACCTCCATTAGCGAATGTTGAGCCTGTTCCAGCAAAACTATATAATGTACTACCACTACCTATACCACCACCAGAACTACCACCAGAACTACCTCCAGAGCCACCAGCAGTTGCACCAGCCCCCGCTCTTGGGTTTATACCAAACAAACCTCTTATACTAGCCATGACACCAATTATAGCAGCTATAGTACTAGCCACTGCTAATATGTTAAATGGGAAAAGTAATTTAGATTGTCGTGTAACTCCTTCTGCTGCGTTAGCTCCAGCCTTACCAAGACTAGCTATTATACCCTGTAATGTAACAGCGTTTGCACCCTGTTGTGTTACCATCTCTTGAATAGTTAGCATAGCTTTTCTTTTAGACTGTATATTACCAATCTCTTTTTGTAAATTCAAAAGAGATTCAGCAAGTGTAGCTGCTTGTGTTACCTTCAAACCAATTAATCTCACAGCGTTTAATTTTTCGTTATCTCCCGCTAATTCTTGTATTCCATCACCTATTTTTGCTATTTCTCCTATTTCTTCTATATATGTTTGTCTTACAGCTTCGTGAGTATCTATTTGATTTTTTCTTATTTTAGCTTCTATATCACCAACATCTTTTCCATATTGTTGATGTATTTTTAACTTTTCATTTAAAAACACTCTTTCTGCTTCTAGCTCAATAAACCTTCTTTCTAAATCAGATGTACCCATACCAATTTCTTGTAGAGCTTCTCTTTTGCCATCTTCTGCAGCTAGTAATTCTAGTTTTGCATTTTCTTTAGCTAATTTTTGTTTTTCTGCAGCTAACTGTTTTTGTACTCTAATTATTTCATCTTCATTTTTTATATCCTGTGCTAAAAAAGCCTCAAAAGCTTTTATTCTTGCTTCTATAATTTTTTTATTATGTTCTCTTTCAAGATGTTGTATGTTTTCTCTACTTTCTTCTACTACTTTGATTTCTTTATTTAAGAAATTTTGCAATGGAGTTATAGCGTCATCACCTTGAGGTGTGTCACCACTTGATGTAACTGTTGTAGACTTTTTTGGGCTTAATAGTTCATTTAAAATGTCTACTCCACCAACTCTCTCTGATATAGCGCTTTTTAAATCGTCTAATCTTTTGTCTAAAGCCCCCTCTTGTACAAGTCTTTCTAATTGATTTATAGAAAGGTTTTGTTCTTCAAGTAATTGTTGAGCTCTTTCTTTAGCTTCTTGTCTTATAACATCTGACGGAGCGCTTGCGTTTGCAGCTACAAAGTCAGACCTTAAGTCTGCAATTACAGTCGCCATATTATCTGGACTATCAAAACCATATACCTCATCAACAGCAGCTCTAACTATGTCAGCACCAACAAAATCTTCTACAATCTGTTCGTATAATTTTGTGTAAACGCCAGCTAAAGCTTTGTTTTTTAGAGTTGTAATCAAATCTTCTGTAGCTGAAGTTATTTCTTCTGTTGTATCTCTTATATCTATAAGCTCCTCGTTTTCTGCTTTTAAAACTTTGTTAATATTTGCTATATCTTGTTCTTCTTGTTTTCTTAATCTTGATATCCTTCTTTTTTGAACCTCACCCTCTCCTTCAATTAAAGATATTTGTTCTCTTACATCTTTAAGTGACTTTAAACTAATTTCTAATTTTTTAGCCTCTTTATTCTGATTTTCCATAGCTGAATTTATGTCGTCTGTTATGCTTGAAGCTCTTTCTGTTTCTTCATTTACAAACATAAATTTTGCAGCTAATTCACCCAAAGCAATAACAAGTAGACCTATACCTGTACTAGCTAGCGCTACCTTAAAAGCTGTAAGTCCAGCTCTAGCTACCACCAAAGCTCTACCAAGTACTCCAACAGATGTACTTGCTCCAAAAAGTCCACCAGCAAAAAGTTTTGTTGCTATAGTTGCTACTTTTGTACCAATAACATACGCGGCTAAAATTTTTATAAAACCTTTTATACTTTTTATAAGAGCTTTTGTTTTCTTTTCATTTTCTACTAAACCATTTAAAAATTCTGCAAAACGAACCAATGTTTTTTTCATTGCTTCTCCAAAATTACTTACAAGAGCTATAGAGAAACCTTCAATAGCAGACTTTACCTTTAGTATAGCTCCTTGAGTTGTGTCCCCTACAATGTCAGCCATTTCTTGACCAGCTCCAGCAGAGTTTTGTAATTCTTGTGCTAAAGCAGCTACATCATCTTTTCCTTTTACCATAGTTTGGAAAGCGGCTACTTGTCTAATGTCTACAACTCCCATCATATCAGCCATATCATCTCCATCATCTATCATTTGTTGAAAACCAGCTAACAGAGCTTCTAGGTTAGGAGCTGTATTACCAAATCTTCTTGATAATTTAGATGTAGGGTCTTGTAGTTTTAAGAATATATTTCTTAAAGATGTACCTGCTATAGAAGCTTCAATACCTGTGTCAGCTAACTTTGACATAATAGCTGTTGTTTCTTCTATCGTGAATCCAGAAGCAGCCGCAATAGGAGCAACTTTTGTCATAGATGTCTGGAACTTTTCTATATCTAAAGCAGAACTTGTAAACGCCACAGCCATAACATCAACAACTCTTGCTGCCTCACTAGCGTCTAGTCCAAAACCCCTGATAGCAGAACCAGCTACAGTTGCAGCTCTAGCTAGGTCAGAACCCGTTGCAATAGAAAGATTAATTGTAGCTTCCTGAGCGTCAAGTATTTCCTGTGTTGTAAAACCTAATTTAGAAAAGTTAAGTTGTAATTCAGCTACTTGTGAAGCGGTAAAGAATGTTGTTCTACCTAGTTCTGCAGCACTTGATTCTAATTGTTTAAACTCATCATTGGTAGCTCCACTCACCGCTCTTACTTTAGCCATAGTAAATTCAAACTCTGTAAAAGAACTTATCATAGCTACCATAGCTTGGTTTACTCTTCTAAAAGCAGTAACCAATATAGAGAAAGCTGCTGCTCCTTTAACCACACCTTTAAACATTGCATTTTGTAGTCTATTACCTTTTTTGGTGGTTTCATTTACACCAGCCATTTGTTTACGAAGTCCTCTTAATTCAGTAGACTGTTCTTTAATAGACTTTGCTGTTTTAGAATACCTATTAGCATCACCCTCTGATTGTTTCTTATTCTCTCTTTGTTCTTTTCTAAGTTTTTTAAGACTGTCCTCTAGTTCCTTTATTCTACGAACACCCTCAACCTTAATACTAATTACTTTATCTATTTTTGCCATTTTGTTTTTTTATTAAGCTACAAATATATCTATTACACCTTCTTCTTTTATAAAAGCTAGATACTCTGTCATTTCATTATTAAGAGCTACATCTAAACTATTATACACACCTAATTTTTGAGCCATTAAATCAGCTTTCTCTACAAAGTTAGACCTACTCATATCACCCCTACCAAATTTTGTTGGATATTCTTCAGCTAATTCTCTAACTATATTTATAGCATATTTTTTTATTTGATTTGCATTCATACCCCCTGTTAGTCTTTTAACAACTAACCACTTTATAATAACAGCTACTTCTACACTTACCCCTCTACCATAACTTCCATAACTATCAATCTTCTCCCAATAATCTGTAGAGTTGTCTATGTTTAAATCTATAATCTCCTTACCAACATTAACCCTAAAATTAAAACTATTAATTAATCTACCACTAGCAGAATGTTTTTGTTCTATAATGATTTGTTTCATTATATCAATTAAATCTTTTGCTATTTTTCTTAATTCTATTTCTATAAATTTTGCCATCTATGAACTTGCTCTTTCTAATGGTAATCCCTGAGCTACATCTTCTTCTGTAGTAGATTTAACTATAGGTTGTAAATTGTCTAAATCGTCAGTAAAATATACCTTTACAAAATCACCAGCTGTGTTTTCGTAATATATAAAACCACCCTTTTGTTGTAAGTTTCCGTTCTTATCTACAGTCAAAACTGAGTTTATAGGATTTGACCTTATACTTGATACAGGACTAGGATAACTAGATGTTGTTGCTGTTGTTTTACTCATATCTTATGATTTTTCTATCCATTGTACACACTCTACTTTTGTTGTTACATTTTTTATTGGTGAGTAATCAACAATTTTGTTTATTCTCCAATATGTACCATCTACATATATTAATCTTGATAAATCTAAGTTTATCATATCAGATTTTTTTAAATTAAAATACATTACCCTAATTCTAGGATTTGCTTTTAATTGGTCTATCATTTTTTTGTAATAGGTATTGTATAAACCTAATTTAGTTACAACAGGAGAAGTATCATTTGGTGGTTGTACATCTTCATCATCATATGACAAATTTGCAAATTTGTTAGAAAAAGATATATCTTCCCAATCTACAAATGTCGCTCTTGCATATGTAGAAATCTGAACGGGAGCAAAATTGTAAGAAACAGGGACTGTAACAACAGGGTCTAAACTTAAAAAATATTTAGTAGCTAAATTAGCGTTGTTAGGACTTGTTGTCCATCCGTCATAATACAACACTCTTGGATTGTATTTAAACATTTTTGGAGGTCTTTGATAAGAATGTCCTTGTATATCACTTTGAAAAGGCCCATACAAAGATTCTGCACTATTTATAGCTGGGGTAAATATTCCTGTCTGACTAGAATATCCACCTAAAGCTCCGTTCCAATCATTCCAAGTAGAACTAAACAATGGATTAACAAATTTTGTAATACCCCTTCTAAAATTATCTCCTAAATTCTCATAGTAATTATAAAAGTGATATTCAGAACTAGCATCTCTAAACTCCCTATTTATGTAAGACATCAATCCATCACTACTATCGTTTTTATACTCAAAAGAAATCTCTTGTGTTAAACCAACCTGATACTTGTCCTCTATTTCTTTTGACAAATCTAACTTGTTAGTCCAATCATAAGCTAAAGATTTATCTTTGTAAAAATCATCATATGGCTCTATATATATTTTGTTTAAAACAGGGTCTGTTCTAAATTGTAAATTAAACATATGAGCAATACCCTTTATAAAATCTACTTGTCTTACATTACAAGGTAATAACTCATTGAATTTATATGTTTCATCCCAAGCGTAATCTGGATTGTCTATAGACGACCTTTGTAACCTAGAAAATGGTATTTCATCACTTTCCCAAATGTTTGCTATGTTATCAGTGTTGTCTGCGTCATAAAACTTACCATTAAATCCCACACCCTGAAACCTTAAATCTGTAAAACTACCAGCATATGACTTTCGGTCTTTATCTTGTAAACTTAAAACTCCCCATCTTATATTTGAATTAGCAGCATTAGAGGTACACTTAACAGAAGCGTCTATATATATTTTGTCCCCCGCAGCTAAAAAAACATTTTCTTTTTTAGCACTTATTTTTACACAGTTTATTGTTGGTATATTAATATTACCACCATTATCGTATGAATAAGCGCTTTGAGGGTATGTTTGAGCTATACCAATCCAATTTTTATAGTTATATTGTCCTACTCTTGAGTTGCTCTCACTTGTTTGAAAAAGAGTAAGTGTAGTTGCTGTAGAACTATCATATCTTCTTATTCTTAATTTTACATTCATTTTAGTACCTAGTCTTGCGACTACGCCTTGGTCATCATCAAAATTACCTATAACTAAATGAGCTGTATTTTCAAAATCATAATATCCAGATTGCTGACAGGTAAATTCGCCAGTACTAGAATTATAAACATTATTAACATCAGATATTGTAGAGTTAAACTTTAATCTTTGAAAACCTGTATCTACTCCAGAAGTATTTATGGTTTTTGCGTTTGAAGCCACTAATATCTGTATATCTCTTGAAGTAACATTAGAATCCCATATTGCTTTATTAGACTGTCCAGATGTTTGATTCCAACCCTGTCTAGTGTGTGAAGATTGTTCATATAAAGCTTTGTTTCCTAAATTAGGAGGAAAGTGAGATATTAGTTTTTTAAAATCTGCATCTTGAAAAAAATTACTTTCTATATTATATCCAACATTGTTGGTTATTTTATGTAATAAATTATATATATAAAAAGAAGGCCTCCAATCTTTAGGGTTGTCGTCTATAGTGCTTACAGGACTTGAGGTACCTAATAAATTTAAACCCAACGCTCCTGTTCCAATTTGCAAAGCTCCGTAGTCAATTACAGGAAAAACTATAGGACTTACAGATTGGTTAGAATCCCAAGTAGCAGCTATGTTTGTAGGTGTGTATGTAAATGTGTCTGTATCAGCATATAAATCACACAAATACAAATCTTTTATCTTACTTAACCAACCATAGTTACCTCCAAATATAGTACAGTTGTAAGATATTGGTCTTGAACTTTGTCTATTTCCTTTTATTTGTATCTTACCTTTAAAAAATTCTTGTGTATCTACTAAAATACGACAATCTTTTAAATCAGTAATAGATTTATCATCATCTATCTGAGCGTTGTAAATATTGTTAAATAACTTGTTATTGTTTTTAGTTGCAGGAACATCAAAAGATTTAGAGAAATCTCCAAACTTAGTTTCAATATCTCTAGCGTCAGAAACTAAATAACTTAATACCAAAGGAAAGTTTTGACTATCTGTTATGTCTAATGTTCCTAAAACACTATTTGTGTAATCTAATATTTGTATTTCTATTTTACCCATTAGTTAGATTGTGTATTTAATTTATGTGAGAACATATAATCTATGCTAAACTTAACTAATCCTTCTGACTGACTAACTGTATTTATATTACTATTTTGTATTATTACAGGCATATAATCTCTTGTTGATGGATGTGATGTAGGGTTTAAAGCGAAAGCTCTTTTACTAGCTTCTGTTTCTAGCTCTATCCAGACATTAGGAGATGTTATAAGTTCCTCTAACCATTTAGCTTGTGTAGTGTTTAATGGTTCTGTAAACACACTGCCCCCTCTTGTTCCTGTTATACTTAATGTGTCTATCTGACCTTTATATAAATCACTTCCTAATGGGTCGTTACTACTTGTAAAAGTATTCCCATCATATTGTTGTATGTATTGTTGATTTGCGGGTTTTCTTTCAAAAAATGTTTTACTTACACTTACAGATTCTGTAACATCTCTTTTAGCTGTATAACTATCAATACCTCCTAATCTATTCAACCAATGAAACCTGACAAAATCATA